CAGGGTCAACGCTCACAACAGAGCGCAGGTCAGCAGGCAGACACGCGCAGTGCTCGGCATAGACGTGCTCTCGCATGAGCCGTGGGCTCCTGGTGCGGTCGCTGGGTTCGTGCGCGACAACACGCGATTGATCCGCTCGCTTGGCAAGCGTCAGGTCGACCGCGTCGAAGGCGTGATCTTGTCGGGCATCAGGTCGGGACGTCGCGCGGAGTCGATGAGCAAAGAGATACAAGACCGCTTCGGTGTCGAAGCGCGCAGTGCTGCGTTGATCGCGCGCGACCAAGTCAACAAGCTGAACGGCGAGATCAATCAACTGCGTCAGACATCGATCGGAATCACCGACTACACATGGCGCAGCGTGGGCGATGACAAGGTGCGCGACCTGCACGAAGAATACGACGGCGAGACATTCGCGTGGAACGCGCCGCCATCGGATGGTCATCCGGGCGAAGCGATCAACTGTCGCTGCACTGCTGAACCGAACTTCGATGGCTTGCTAGGCATCGCAGAGGAACCATGAGCAGCGCGACGGCGAGGACGTTTGAACCGAAGGCGGTCGCGATGGAGCGTGCGCAACGCAAGCCCGGTCGCAAGCGGCTCGGTCGGCGCGAGGAGTATCAGCTTGGCGCGATCGCGTTCGATGCGTACTTCGCGAACCAAGGCGTAGCTCCCTATCGCGCGTTCGCAGACATCGGGCGCGTGGCGCAACGGTCGTGGATCGCTTCTGCAATCGCAGTCTCACGCGCAGTCGGCGGCTCCGTAAGACCGCGATAATATGAGCGACCCGAGATCCTGTTTCGCAATCGCGCGTTGTTGCGATTGACGACCGTTCCCGAGCGGGCACAGGCTCTCGCTCGTGGACCCGCGCAGAGAACACCGTCTGGACAACGCTGCAGCTTGCCAGCGGTTCGACGTTGCCCGCATGCAGGCTCGCCCTACCCTGACGTCTCAGGGCTTCCTGCGGGCGCGAGCGAACCTGACCCGAGTGGGTGTGCTTGCGTATGCGCGCGCTGATGGAACGACGCGCATGGAGCTTCGACATCCCGAGGACGTGTTTGACCCCGAGTCTTTAGCAACGCTGTCACACGCTCCGCTGACCGACTTGCATCCGACCGCGATGGTCGGCCCCGAGAACGTGCGCGCGCTTCAGGTCGGCATCGTGAGTTCAGCAACGCGCGCTGATGGCTTCGTCGCTGGTGAAGTGCTCGTGCAAGACGCGGGCGCGATTCGCGATGTGCAAGCGCGCAAGCGGGTCGAGTTGAGCGCGGGCTATTCGATGACGCTCGACGAGACTCCGGGCGAGTTCAATGGCGTTCGCTACGACGCGCGTCAGCGGAACATCCGATACAACCACGTCGCGATGGGTCCGCGTGGTTGGGGCCGCGCGGGCGGCGACGTTGCCTTCCGCCTCGATGGCACTGGCGCTGCGTCGCTGTTGCGCACGGCGAGCGATCTCGGTGCGATGCTTCGCGTGCGACTCGACGCGGGCACGCTGTCTGATGTCGAAGCCGCTGCGACGATCGGAATGGACGAGCATCGTCTTGATGAACTGATCGAAGGCTTCGACACGCCATCGCCTGATGAAGTCGTGGCGCTGTCGAAGCTGATCAATGTGTTACCCGATGAACTGTTCGCACTCCTGCCGAGTGCCAAGAGAAACGACAGGCGTGACCTGTCGCTGAATGGAGTTACGAACATGAAGATCACAGTGCGTATTGATGGCGTCGACTACGTGGTTGAAGTGCCCGACGTTCTCGCGGCGAACTTTCAAGCTGGCATGGCACGCACTGATGCGCGAGCCGTCGAAGCGGAGAAGAAGACCGGAGAGCTTCAGGGTCGGCTCGATGCCGCGACCGCTGCGTGCGTGAAGGCGGAAGCGGATCTTAAGATCGCGATCGACCCCGCGACGGTCGAAGCCGCTGTGACTGCGCTCGTGACGCTGCGTACCGACAGCGCGTTGATCCTTGGCACTGACGCGAACTTGGAAGGCAAGAGCGCGCGCGAGATCAAGGAAGCCTGCATCAAGCACGTCTCGCCCGAAGCGCGCGTTGATGGCGCGAGCGACGCATACGTTGACGGTCGCTTCGACTTCCTGGTCGAGCAGAGCAAGGCGTCCGCTCCCGCTCCCGCAAAGGGCGTTCACTCGCTGCGCGCTCCCGTGAAGCGCGAAGACGCGAACGAGCCCGACCCGCACGACAGCAAGGCGGCGCACGAACGCATGGTGTCGCGCAACGCGAAGGCTTGGCAGACCCCGAAGGCAGGCAACTGAACAAGGCGCGTAGCCTTCAACCCGATAGGAGATCACAACATGGCACAGACCGCAGTCAATCTCGTTCCCGCGCGCGCCTTTGAAGGCATGCTTGCTGATGGCGCACCGATGCGCGATATCATCTCGCGTCTCGCGAAGGCACCTTCAACCCCGTTCATTCCGTTCGGCAAAGCAGTCTCGCAGAACACTGCCGATGAAACGGATCAGGTTCGCTTGCCCGCGTCCGCAACGGACGTGACGTTGCGCCTGATGGGCATCGCGATCGCAGAGTCCTCGATCGAGCACGATGACGTGGTCGCTTGGGGTCACTTCTCCAACGGCATGTCGATCCCCGTGCTGCGTGTCGGTCGCATCTGGGTCATCAGCGAAGTCGGCCACGACATCGGTGATGGCGTGTTCGTGCGTCACACGACGCCTGGTGGATCGCCTCCGCTCGCATCGCTCGGCTCGTTCCGCAAGGACGCAGACACCGCGAACGCATCGCAGGTCAGCAACGCGCAGTGGCTCACAGCGGGAGCCGCTGGCGGACTCGCGCTTCTCGGAATCAACCTGCCCTGATCGGGCGCATCAACCAACATCAGGACAGGAGAAATACGAACATGAATCCTCTCGCATACCTCTCGATGGTGCTCGCGGCGCTTGGCGCTGGAGATCGCTTCGACAGCAAGTTCACGTCAGCACTTGAGCGTCAGCTTGAGTTCATCAAGGCGCAGACCTACGACATCGTTTACCCGGAACTCAAGGCGCGAACCTTGATCCCGGTAGACAACAGCGTGGACCCGGGCGCAGAGACGATCACGTATCGTCAATGGGATGAGTTCGGCGCAGCGAAGGTGATCAGCAACTTCGCTGACGACCTCCCGAGCGTCGACGCCCTGGTTGAGGAGTTCACGTCGCCCGTGAAGTCGATCGGCGCTTCGTATCAGTGGAGCGTGCAAGACCTGCGACGTTCTGCGATGAGCGGATCGCAGCTTGATCAGCGTCGCGCGAACGCAGCGCGTCGTTCGATTGAAAACAAGATCGAAGACAACGGCGCTTTCGGTCTGGCGAACGCAGGCGGCATCACCGGGTTTTACAACAACCCGAACGTGCCGGTCACCACGCTGATCACTGGTACGTGGGCGACCGCGACCGCAGATCAGATCATCGCGGACATCAACAAGATGGTGACCGACTATCTCGTGAGCACGAAGGAAGCGTTCCTTCCCGACACGCTGGTCGTTCCGCAGGCTGCGTACTTCATCCTCGCGACGAAGCGCGTCAGCACGACTGGCGACACCGGCACAACGATCTTGAAGCAACTGCTTGAGACGTCGCCGTACATCAAGAGCGTTGTCTCGTGGACCAAGGGAACCAGCGCGGGCGTGGGAAGCACGACGCGCATGGTGCTCTACAAGCGCGACCCCGAAGTTCTTCAGATGTGCATCCCGCAAGAGTTTGAGCAGATGCCGCCTCAGGCGCAGTCGCTCGCGTTCACTGTGCCCTGTCACGCCCGCGTCGCTGGCGTGATCGTGTACTACCCGATCGCGATGCGTTACGCCGACGGCATCTGATCATGCCCGCACCGATGCGCTGACGTGCTTGCGCGTTGCGCATCGGTGCGATTCCCTTACGGACCCAACGAGAGAAGAAGGAAGAACGATCATGGCAAAGAGAGTGGAAGCGAAGACCGAGTCAGGAGCCGCGCCGCGCGTGGGCGCTGACAACATCGTGATCGAGCTACGTCGACCAACGAGGTACGACTTGCTTGCGGGCGTTGTGTTGTTGCCCGGAGAGAACAACGTCAGCCGCGCGCTTTGGGATCTCAATCTCAAGAGTGCGATGGTGCAGAAGTTCATCGAGCTTGGTCACATCATCGAGAAGGGCGAAGGCACCGCGAAGCCGATCGCTGATCAGCTTGGCACCGTGACGCCCGGTAAGGCGCGTCTGTGGATCTCCGCATGCGGGGACATCGAGCAACTGCGTCGATGGCGTGAGCAAGACACGCGGCCAGACGTGCGCGAGTACATCGACGGTCGGATCGAAACGATCCGCAACGGTTCGCAGGTTCAAGCGGCGACTGACCAAGGCGGGACACACAGCGAGGGTTGATCATGGCAGCGCCTACCGTGATCACCGCGAGACAGTTCGTTCAACGCTTCCCCGAGTTCCGCGAGACGGACAAGGTGTTGATCGAACTGTGTCTTGTGGAAGCGGAAGATCAGGTAGGCGCGACTGTGTGGGGCAACAGACGCGCGATCGGGGTTCGATACTTGGCGGCGCACTTGATCGCAGCGGGACCGACAGGCGAGAAGGCGCGGCTCGCGAAGGACATGGACACAACGGTTTACCTGAAGCACTTCCGGCGAGCGCAGCTTGCAGCGTGCTCCGGGTTCCGAGTGGTAGGCGAAGACGCAAGCGAAGACGCATGAGCAAGAACGTAAAGATCAAGGACACCGACAAGGGCGCGAAGCGTATCCGCACCTTGTTGTCGAAGGCGCGCTTGTCGAAGGCGCGTATTCGTGTCGGCGTGTTCTCAGATCAATCTCGCGCGAATGGTGAACTCACGAACGCAGACGTCGCGACGTTCCATGAGTTCGGCACGAGCACGATCCCCGAGCGGTCGTTCATCCGGTCAACGCTGGACAACAGGCGCGCGGAGTTCGTGCGCTTCGGAAAGGCGCTTGCAGCCCGCGCGCTCGATGGCCACATCACGCTAGACGTCGCGCTTGAGGCGATGGGACTCAAGGTGTCGTCTGCAATGCGTGACACGATTCGCGCGCGCATTGACCCGCCACTTGCAGACGAGACGCTTCGTCGCAAGGGCGAGAAGAAGTTCGTGCCGCTCGTTGACACGGGCGCGCTCCTGAACAGCATCACGCACAAGGTGCAAGCATGAGCATCGACTTCGCGATCATCATGCCCGCGCTCAAGACGTGGTTCACCGATGCGACGGGCCTTCAGTGTCGACTGAAGAACGAAGCAGACGGCTTCAAGAACACGACGCACGGCATCCTTGAAGTGCGCGGTGTGCGCGGTGTTCACGTTGACGATCAGCGTTCGACGTTCGCAGCGGGCGCGCTCTCATATGACATCGAAGGCAACAGAACGCTGACGCTTGAAGTCCGCGTGCGCTCGCGCTCGCAGGAGCCGCGCGACAACGCATGGACGCCGATCGAACGCGCGCGATCTCAGTTGCGCGCACCGTGGACGAAGGCGCGCTTCGCTGACGTTGGCATCGCCCTGGTTGACGTGGGGGACACGACTGTCTTTGACGCACCGTGGCAAGACCGCGTCGAGAGCATCGCTGTCTTTGAAGCGCGGCTTGCTGTTGTCGCGCATCTCGACGACAAGCGCAGCAACGCGGGAGTCATCGATGAGGTCGAGCTTTCATCGAACACGTTAGACAACGCAGGCGGCGCGCCGCTGGACAGTGCATTGCAACTTGATCAGGAGATCATCCCATGAGTCTTGAAACCATCGTCAACGTAACGATCAGTTCGCAAACACGAGGCGTCACGCGCAAGGGCTTCGGTGTCGCGCTGATCGCCGGATATCACACGCTGTATGGTGCTCGCGTGCGCGAGTACAGCGACCTTGCCGGGCTCACTGCTGACGGCTTCACCACGTTCTCTCCGATCTACCGCGCTGCTCTCGCGCTGCGCAGTGGCACGAACAAGGTGCCGAAGTTCAAGGTCGGGCGTCGCGCGCTCGCGACGTCGCAAGTGATCTGGGTTACGCCGACCGTCACGCTCGTTGGCGAAGTGCTGACGATCAAGGTCACGTTCCCTGATGGCACGAGCACAACGCTCTCACGCACGAATCTCGTTGCCGAGACTGTCGCCACGTTGTCGACCGCATGGGCTGCTCTACTGAACGCGCTGGCGGCTTCGACAGCGACCGATGACACGACGCGCGTCACGTTCAACAGCACGACGGCTGGATCTCTGTTCTACCTTGAAGAAGTCTATGGCTTCGACTTGTACGACAAGAGCGCAGACCCCGGCATCGCAACTGATCTCGCTGCGATCACAGCTGCCGATGGCGACTGGTACGGTCTGCTGCTCGACAGCAACAGCGAAGCGGAAGTCAACGCAGCAAGCACGGTGACCGAAGCGCAAGAGCGCCTGTTCGGATACGCGACGGGCGACGCGACTGCGCGCAACGGCACAGCGGGAGGCGTGATGGATGATCGCTTCCTCGCGCAAGTGTTCCGCACGTTCGGCATCTTCAGCGAGAACACGTCAGGCTATGCAGCGGCTCGCGCGATGGGCGAGTGCTTCCCGCTCGACCCTGGTTCCGAGACGTGGAAGTTCAAGTCGCTTTCGGGCGTGACGGCTTCGATCCTCACCGCGTCGCAAGAGAGCGCGATCGAAGGCAAGAACGGAAACCACTATCAGATCCTTGCCGGGCTCGGCATCTTGCAGCAAGGCGTCGTTCACAGCGGGGAGTTCATCGACGTTGTGCGCGGGCGCGACTGGTTGGTTGCTCGCCTGCGTGAGCGCGTTTATGGACTGCTCGCGAACGCGCGCAAGGTTCCGTTCACTGACGCGGGCGTGGACATGGTTCGCAACGTCGTGCTCGCACAGCTTCGCGAGGGCATCGGGGCGGGCTTGCTCGCGGCTTCTCCTGAACCTGTCGTGACCGTCCCGCTTGTTGCTGACGTGAGCACTGCGGACAAGGCGGCGCGCTTGCTACCGGACGTCGAGTTCAGCGCCACGCTCGCGGGCGCGATTCACGCGGTCGAGATCAATGGCGTGATCTCTGTTTGATGAACGCGCGCACGCGCAAGGAATGGTGATCACATGAGCATGAAAGTCTACGACGCGGATCAGGTGTCGATCATTGTCGGCGGGATCCTGATTGACAGCGGGTTCGCTGATGGTGAGTTCCTTCGCATCGAGCAGGAAGGCGACGACTTCACCGACCTTGTCGGCACTGATGGTCAGGTCGTGCGCAGCAAGAGCAACGACAGACGGGCGACCGCGACTGTGCTGCTCTCGCAGACCAGCGAAGGCAACCAAGCATTGAGCGCGCTGTCGAACTTGGATCGCTCGACGCCGAACGGCGCGGGCATCGTTCCGTTCCTCGTGCGCGATCGTCAGGGCGCATCGATCTACACCAGCGAAGAATGCTGGATCATGAAGCCGCCTGACGTGAGCTTCGATCGTGAAGCGACCTCGCGCGAATGGACGATCCGTCTCGCGAACCTGGTGCGCAACGACGCAGGGACTTGATCGCCACTGAAGAAGAACGCAACGGCATGAACCACGGAGGGACCCCGTGATCGAGCAACAAGAAAAAGAGATCGGAAAGACACGTTACAGAGTGCGTCAGCTTGGCGCGTCGAAAGGCATGCGCCTGCTTACGCGGCTCTACAAGCTGCTCGGACCATCGCTCGCGGACTTGTTGCGCGGCGCGGGCTCTGGGCTCGCGGACATGCCGACCACGATCCTCGCGGACGCGCTGCGCTCGCTGTCTGATCGCTTGCCTGATGGCGAGCTTGACGCGCTCGTC